CCGAGTTTGCCTGTTGATTGTTTATGGAAATTGGTGAGTGGCTGAGGGTTCTCCTCAGGACACTCTTCGTTGTAACAAGTTTTAGTATTCATATCCCGATGATTTCAGAAGCTTGTATTTTCCGCAGACGTTCCTCCTTTGCTCGAACGATCATGTCGTGGCTACGTTGTTTCGACACACCGATACGCCTACCCGATGCGGCAGCGTTAGCTGTATGCAGACTTACATCCAGTAGTGCATGTCTACGTTCGTAGCTCAAGATGTCTCGCCACATGCTTGTCTTCTTGGATGCAATGTCATAGAACTGCAAGTCATCTTCAGATGAACCGCAAGCTAAAGCCACGTCCATTAAGTCTTGAAATTCTTCTGGTTCTAGCTCCAACATTTGGTTGAAAGCCGACGCCATTGAGAATGTTATGTCGGTCATTATCCTTGTTCTTCCTGATCTTTAAGTAGTTGTTCGTAACAATTATTTGCTGCTTCTTCATCTTGGAAGAAGTCTCTTGGTACTCCGTCTTGAAGAACGAACCATCCTCTGCAGTGACGGCCTCCTCCTGTCGGGAATGTGTATGGTCTTATTTCGTATTCAAACACCAGCCTGTTTCCTTTCTTTCTCGGACCAATCCAAATGAGGATTAGCTCGGATGATGTCAACTTTGGAATACGCATCGTTAAATACGACTGGGTTGTCACGCTTACCAGCAGGCTTCTTAGGTACTGCCTTGTTGGCTTTCTTGTTAGCTCTTTCTCTGCGCTCTCGTTCATAAGTCGATTTCGCAGAACGGCACAAGTCGCAACGACAACCACGGCTGTAGTTAGTTATCGACGGATTCCCTTCGCAATCATGTTTCATTGAAAGTCTTTCCTGTAGGGAAATGAACCACATTCTCCATATCTGGTGGATCAGGGTCAAGACACTTAAGTGCCTCCAACAATGAATGCTCCACGTCAGCGGCAGCTTCATACAAGCCGTCTGCCATGTTTCTAATCATGTGCAAGAGGTCATGCACGTTGTCGAATAGCTCAAGCATGATCTCATTCTGTTCCTGAGTCAGTTGGCTCACTGGTAGCTCCTTCCGTTATCTGTAAGAACAAGGTTTCGTTGACTACTTTCTGGACCATCTTCTCCATTACTTCCATGAACCATTCGTTGTCTTCGCTAATAACGATGTCGAACTGGTGGATGATGGCTTCCTCAAGGGCTGTCATCAAACGACCAGTTGTTGTTTCATCTCGGCTTTCGAGTAGCGCTATCCGCTCAGAAGTAAAGAAGTGGTAGAGCTTTGAGCCAGCAGATTGCCAACCATCTTGAGGCTCCCAACACCCAAGACCCACACGCACTTCCTTGTCTGTGAGGATGTCACAGCCAATGGGTATCTCTGCGCCGCAACGATCACACCACATTTCAGCGTCACCGTTTTCGACTATCAAGTTTGACGTAGCATCAGTCATAGTATTCCTCCATGTCATCCATGCTCTGATCCCAACAAGGTGGACACAGGTAGTACGGCCCAGGAAACGGTCTGCCTAATAGATCTATGAATTGAGAGTTCATAATGATCTCTCTCTCATCGGGACTCTTGTCGGGCCATACGCTCTGAACCATGTCACCTCCCACCCATTGCTTGATCTCTTTGGTATTAACTTTGGTTGTTCTGATGACACGGCACTCTTTACATTGTGCTCGCGCATCAACTTCCTGAGTTGTAACAATCATCTCAGGCTGCTCCAATTCATTAGCTTGCGTTTAATAGGCCATGGCTCTTGTTGGCCTATGCCAGCAAAATCCAACATGGCTTCGTCTTCTCCACATGCAGAACACACATAGGTGCGGTTGTTCATGCGAGACAAAGCATTTATCTCTTCGGGGTGCATCATGTCATTCACTCTGCACCGTGGACATTTGTTCCAATCGAGTAAATCCATTTACTCATCTCCTAGTTCGCTGAAGTCAACTTCAGGGTCTTCTACAAACATCTGCAACTTGATCTTGTCTGCATATGTTTCTATATGGTTGAGGTCAGCCAGCAGTCGTTCGACCTTGGCTCCCTCTTGTGATTCCAACTGTGCTTTCAACTTCTCTACCTTGTTTAAGGTAAAGACAATGAACGCATAGATGGTTCTCTCTAACTGGGAAAATGTCATCTCCCTCCCTTCACTTAGAGGCTGAGAAACGCACGTTGTTGACGCCCGTTATGCACAGCCCACATTCGAGACAGGCTCCTCGGCCTGTCCGATCTTTATTCCATACAACCAACGGGATCTTGCCTGTCAGTTCGGGACAGCGTGGCCCTCGCCTCTGGTCAGGAAACGTCCGAGCTAAAGCATCGGTCGCTTCCCAACTCTCAGCGGTGAAAGCCAGCTTCACCCATGGATATGTCTTACTTACATGGCGTGCCTGCTTCACGTTGTCTTTATCTACCGATAGGTAGACGACAAGGTTGTCAGCTTGCAGTCGCCTGATCGCATTGAATGTTCTGGTGTATAGCCAGAACTTGACTTGCGGAAACCGTTGACAGACTCGCCTGACAGCAGTCGCAAACTCGGGTGTCGGGATGTCTCCATCCCAGAACCACCTGAACACCCAGTCTTCTGGCTCACTCCATTTCTGCATGTACTTGAACGACTGTTCAACTACGGCATACAAGAGTTCTTCCAGCTTGTCTGGATCGTGGAGGTGAGGCTTGACTAGCTGCCAGTTTCTTTCCAACGCATCTCTAGTCCCCTTAAAGACAACTTCCAGCTTGCGTGCATAACACATAGCTTCGCAAGTTGGTGTCGATCCCCAGCATGACTTGATTGCAGGGAGTCCGAATGCGTTCGGGACTCTGACATAAGCCTCGTTGCCCTCCTCATATTTGCGCTGCATCATAGGTGCAGTCTTACGGTCAGTGCTTAGGTGTAGGTTCAACCTTCTCCCCCTATTTCTGGTTCTGGTGTGTAGCTATCTTCTTCTTTTGACCATTCGGTTAAGGCACGAACCACGGCTTGCGCCATGAATCCTCGCCCTCCGAAACCACCCCACGTATTTTCTAACGTCGGGTCAGCGGCCATAGCCATTTCTCCTACCCATAGGTGGAAGTCAAGAAGATAGACCGCTGTTAGCTGCTCTACTGGTTCACCGTTCTGGTACAAGGCATGTTTGCCTGTGCCAGCACGATGCACTCGTTCAAGCGAACGCACATTCCACTCTGGTACCACTTTCCCATCGAAGTAGTCTGGTGATACGAGTGTGTGTCCGTCACCGTCTAGTGCAGCGTAGTCCTGCCCCTCCTGTTTGGTTAGGGCAAAGCGTACGTCTGCTTTGATCTTGTCCATTTATCTCACCCCCTCTCGTTACCAGTTTGAAAGTCAAGTCTGATGACTGCGTTCTTGAACTGATTAGCAAGCTCCTGACGCATGTCAGATTTCGACACGTTCGCTACTTTCTGGACTGCCTCGATAAAGGCATCGCCAGTGGAGCAAACATTCTCGACTCGAACGAAGTCACGCAACAACTGCCTTACACAGGTGTTGATCTCTTCGCCAAGGTCATCATCTCTGATGAAGTCCATTTGGTCAACGACTTGATGTACTTCGTCGTGGACATCTAGGTCTTCGTGAACCATGTCTACGATTTCTCGTTGATGGTCCCTTATGATGTCCAACCAGTCAACTCCCTCAAAATATGATTGAACTTCGTCACGTATTGCATCTCCAAGAAGTTCGCGGAGTGCTTGCGAGTTCAGTTCCAGAGTTAGATATGGACTGTTGATTATTTGTACTTCGAGTTCCTCACTCATGTGATTCTCTCCCTTAATTTGTGATGTTGGCTAGACATCTGAATAAGCCATGAGGAACACCAAACTTACTGTTCCAGTAAGTCTGGTGTTCCCGAGTCTCATTCAGACTTGAACGAGTTGACGTGCAGCCCTGTCGGTGAGTGGCATTGACCCGAATAGCAGACGGTCAAGGTGCCGTCCTTGTTTCGTGCCACCACGCACCTGTTGGACGTGCTGCTCATATCCCTGTACAGCCATGAGCGCACCCCACTTGGTTTCCCTGATGCCGCCATCAAGGTCATCGTGGTAGTAACGGGCAGTTATCTTGTCGAAGGTCTTATCCCAAGACGTTTGGCTCCTGCCCTCATCCTCTGGACGTTCACCTAACAGATTCCTAGTTAGGTCACTGAAATTGCCAGCGGTGTAGCTCTCGTTGATAAGCCGTTCTACTTGTTCATCGAGATGTTGTTGCAGCTTGGCTGCCTCAACGAACGAGTCGATAGCCCATTGCAGATAGCTAGTGGCATGACGAGTGTGCTTGATAGACCATGAAGCCTGCACACCTAGCACGTAGGCGGCGAATGTGTTCGCACACACCACCACTCCGATGGTTGGACGGCCTGAAGCGGCAATCGTCCCATCATGTGCATCAGTCAGTGTGAAGTATTTATGGATATCGCTGTAGCCCTCAATCTTGAGAGGCTCACCCATCTCCAGTGTCACGTATGCCTTTCGACCGTGATTAAGGGTGCCCTTGGATGCAACTCCAGCGGAGAAACCGTGATCTAAAAGTTTCTCTACAGCGGCATCCATCTCATCATATTGAGTGATGCCCCTGCCCTCGGTTACCCCCACATTTAGTGGGAACCCATTGTCGTCACGACGAATGACGAAGCCATTATTCACGTCCCATTCGGAAACAGGTGTGTAAATAATCTCCCCGTCAATCATGTCTTGGACATACAGTTCTTGGCGGTTGGCTTGGAATTGCCATGGGTTCTCTGCGTACTCCTCTGCGGAGAGCAGGTGACCATAGGTGATCCCTTTGCCATGCCAAGCTGTATTGGCGTAGACCGCTAGGTCATCGCCGTAGATTTCAGCAGACATGCTGACTCCTTACTTGGTTGTTTATGTTGTTAATGGGAGACTTACTGGAACAGTAAGTCGCTCATCGTGGGATGAAGGGGTGTCGAACCCCTAACCACTAGAACCATTCTATCACCCCATACAGGTAATGTCAAGTACCCGCGTACCCATTTTGTCAAGGTCCACAGGACTTGTCACTTGTACCTGCCACAAGTCCACAAGGCCCACCCACCACGAGTGTTCTCATGTATGTAGTGAGCCATCCATGTTGACTGCACTACTTCGTATCGTTTCGGCCAGTGTTTTTCAAACACATGGCCCCAATAGTGTTCGTTTATCTGAAATAATCCATGGTCTTCCCCGTTGTAGGCACGAGGATTGTGTAGTGACTCGCACCACGCAACCCCTAGCGCCCTCACGCAGTCGTCTGCAAAATATTCGCAAACAACTTCAGGGATTTCGGCATTCGGTGGCTCATAGTTCACCGATGCGAAGTCAAGGATTGACCAGATAGCCAACCAAAGATTCATCTATCCTCCTCATTTGGAACTTGCGCTCGTATTTGTGTGTTGTGTGACGGTTCTGGGGTAAAACTCGTCTAACACGCAGTCCAGATCTATTTGCCCTCGCACTCTGTGAACGAAAGCGTGAATGTCGCCACTGTTTTCACGGATCTTGTATTCCAGTCGCTCTGATCGTTTGGCCTTCATCCATTCTCCTGCCCTTCCAACTCTGAGGGATGCAGCAGCAAACACTCTTCGACTGTTATGTCAAACATTGCTGAAACATACACAGCTAACGTCCTCCAGTTCCATTGCGACGGCGATCCATATTCCAATCGCTGACCAAGGGTCATGGGTATCCGCAAAGTGACTTCGTAGATACCCACTTCGTCTAAGAATGGATGGTTTTCTTTGTCCTCGCAGTCGCCATCGGCGCAGTCACCGAAGCCACCACAGATGTCACATATTTCTTCGTCAAATTTCAACATTATCGTAAAGGGTGATCCTCTCTGTCTGCCCCATACAACATCCACACTGCCTGAGGCAGCTTCAAGTCATATGACAAGGCATGACACCAGCCGTCATACCCATAGTTGTTGAAGTCCTTGACAGCAACAACAAAGGGTGCATCAGGAAACGCACACATCTCAGGTGGGCGTTTCACCAGTATCCTGAACAACCCATCAGTAGGGTCATCGGGATACATCTTGTCCATCTCAATGATTGGGTAACCATTAGATGTGATTGGTTTATCGTGTTCCAACACAGTCTCTCTCCCATTCTCCAGTGTTTGGATTCATTACATGCGTGATCCAACCAGTCTTGGTTCGATTGTCACGCTTGGTTTCTCGTTGCCATTGGTTGCGGCGATGTTTCCGCAACTTCTTTCTATTCTGAGCAGTCTTAGACATTGCTCTCCCCTTTCTTAATGAGGTCTTGTTCAGCTTCCTTGGACCAGTCGTACGGTTTCCCGAACTCTGTGCCCATGTACATGATGTCCAGCATCTCCTGAGTGCGCCGCACCCAGTACTCATGCTGCTCCATCTCTTTCTTGTGAGCGTTGTATGCCCATATCCCAACGAATACACAAACACACAGAAGTATGAATGCTGCACCCATCGGTGTTATCCAAGGCCACGTAGTCATGGCTCTCCTCTCCTTGTTACCAGCCAGACATATGGCCGAACGCATCGTCCGACCACCGAATGGCATCATTGAATGTTTCTATCTTCTGGTACTTCAATTCATCTACCAGATCTTTATTCCTGACTGCTTCAATGCATGATCCATGGCGGACCTTGATTGCAATAGTCAATGCGAGATAGAACGTTGCACGTTCGTTCTCGCTAGCGTTAGGGCTGTCTTTCAAGTCTTTCAACTTGAAGCAACCATTCTCTATCCAGAGCACTGTAAATATCTCCCTTTCTGTACTTACTGGAACAGTAAGATCATGTGCTGTATTGAAGCGCCTCTCGTACGGCAGCTTCAAGTTCAGCGGTTGTAGGAGGATGACCTAAACAGTCAAGCTCCATGAACCCTTTGTCACTCGTCCACAACGCCACATGATATGTGCGGTGTAGATCAACGAGTCCTTGTCGGGTAATGAACCTGTATGGTTCGTGATTACAAGATAGCAACGGATTAACCGATACGTCCGTGTCTGGGTGAACGATAAAGAACTGCTCGTTCGTTTCAAACAGAGTCCGCACAATCTCCCAATCTCCAGTAGGCCAGCTAAAGGAGGCTAAGAGAAGTACGTCGGAACCTCGGGTAGTCCGTGCGTTACTGCGTGGCAGCATCGCTCTCCCCTCTGGGACTTACTGGAACAGTAAGTCCGCTCCGCAGGTGGACTCTCCACCCACCAACAACTATTTTATCATACCCAAAAATAAAGTCAAGTCATTCTTGACGCCAGTAGTCACTGCCCACGGCACCTCCCCATTCACTATCAGAACTACAGAGCACACGGCACTATTCATTCACTCATTCACTATCAGACATAAACACAAACAAAAAAAGAGAATGAATCTTTCGATCCATTCTCAGTGACTTACTGGAACAGTAAGTCAAAAAAAAGGGGGAGGGATCTTTCGATCCCTCCCCCGACTTACTGGAACAGTAAGTTAGGCAGTAGCAGCCTCAGCTTCAGCTTGTGCAACTCGCTCCGCACCATTCATCAGCATTTGGTCAATGTTGGCCAAGTCATTCTGAATGACGACTGTCTTATCGACAGCGAATTGAGGTTTATCAGCTAGGCGCTTCCTAAGGTTGTCGCCAGCTTCTAGCCATGCTTTCAGCACTGCATCGTCGCTGACCTTAGGTGCACGCTTCCTACCGCCACCATTCTTGGTGTTGGTCTTATTCTTGCTATTGGTCTTACCCTTACCGCTACCGTTCTTATTGCCAGAGCGTTGCGATTGCTCAGGCTTGCTAGCGTTAAAGGTCTCACTGACTTTCTCAGCTAGATCACTAGTCAACCATTCAGAGTTACCCTTAGATTCTTTCCGAGCGTCTCTCAGAGTTTGAATAGCAGCAGAGCGGCCACCATAGGTATCAGCAGGATCTAGTGCGGGCTTAATCTTGGCCAGACAATCCATTGACCCAACTAGCTTATTCTCTGCCATGTTCTCAGTGATGACCTTGGTCTCCACTAGCCAGTGCAGAGCGATTCCAGCAGCATTCCAGCTAGACCAACGCCTATCGGTAAAGTCTGGACCAATTGACTTCTGTAGTTGTGTCTTAACCTCAGACACAGCAGAGCGGTCAAGGTCCTTAGTTACTGAACCTAAGCTGTACGCCCAATTCTGCATAGCTAGGCCAATAGTTACTGTTAATGATCGGTAGGAAGTTGTCAGTTTCCTAACCGTATTACTTAAGTTTGTAGCCACTGTGGCTACCTCCCTATTAGTTAGCGACTTACTGGAACAGTAAGTCGTGCGGCCCGTTGCCGCTGATATCTAAGTTATGAATATGAGGATGGTACGCAAGCGGTAGACCATACGCCTAGTTCAATGGGTTTGATAGCCCTAGTTCCTAGCCTGTCCCTAGGCCATAGGCCCATTTACTAGGCCCATATGGGTAGAACCTAGGCGATACTGGCGCTACTGGCACCCTAACGAACCACGGAGAAGAGGGGAGGGGTACCCTAGGGGGGGTCCTGATAGTGATCCCGTGTATGTATAGATATCAATATCCAGTGCGTTCAGTTTTTGAAACTTGGACGGGGGAGAGAGTGTTCTTTTTTGTTCTTTCCATGTATGCCTGTTACTGAGAAGCCGTTAGGGGCATACAAGGTAGGGAAAGGTGGGGGGGGAGGGGGAAACGCTTGGGGCGTTTCCCCCTCCCCCCCCCTACACTATACCCACAGTGTCCCACTTTCCCTCGCGGGACAACTAAACTTTAAATATAGGAGGTTTTCTTATGCCGCAAAATGGTGGTGGCCGAGGATGGGCAACAGACCCCGACACAGGCGAAAAAGTAATGCCCAAACAATGGGCAGAATTTTTAGAGTGGCTGTTATCGGAAGAGCGTATCCCGTCTTCTGCTAGGGAGTGGTGTGCTGAACGTGACTTGAATGAGCGTACGGTTAGGAGGTGGAAAGCTGATCCTCGGTTCATTCGTGAGTGGGACCGCAGGGCTGCTGAACTGAACGTCCACCCCGAGCGTACCCAGTCAGTAGTTGACGCTCTGTACAAGCAGGCTGCTCAGGGTGATGTCAAGGCTGCATCTTTGTACTTACAGTACATAGAAAGATTCACTCCGAAGCGGAGAGTGGTTGTGGATGATGAGCGTGAGGCGTCTGGTATGTCTGATGCGGAGTTGGCTGCTGAGTTAGATGATTTGATTGCTGGTTTAAGGAGCGAGGATGCCTAAGAAGTACGGATATTCGACTAAGGGGAGAGGTAAGGCTGCAAAGTCTTCTGCGAAGAAGTTGCGTTCTTCAAAGTCGAAGAAACGATGACGGAGTTGCAAGACTTACATGATGATGGGATGTGGATGCAGCTAGAAGAGATGGGGGAGCGTCCTGAGTTGTTGACTGATCCGTTTTTGGATGATGAACCTATTGAGTGTTCGTTGGATGAGGTGGATATTTGTGAAAGTTGTCAGTGATGGTGAGTAAGTCAACTGCGTATTATCGTGCGAATCCTGAGGCGAAAGCTAAGAAGGATGCGTATAACACGAAATACCATGCGACTCCTGAGCGTAAGAAATATCGGGCAGATTTAGACAAGAATCGGAGAGCAAGAGCTAAGGCTGGTCAGAGTTTGGCTGGTAAAGATGTTTCGCACACTAAGGGGGGTGGCACGACCTTAGAAGATAGTTCTAAGAATCGTGCCCGTAATAGGGGAAAGAAATAACTCTGTGGGGGGTTTATGTCGATTGAAGATGTTGCAGAAAAAGCTGATGTCTGGTCTGAGGCGATTAAAAAGATCATTAAAGCCATTACTGCGGCGGTTGTCGCGCTGGTTGCTGGGATCTCTGGATTAATGATGTTGTGGCCTAGTAGCGAGAAGCCTGATCCTGCGCCTGTGGTGCGGACTGATTTGGTTCCTGGCTATGGGCCTCAGTGTTCGCAGTTGTATAACACGATTGACCATACGTGGACTGAGAGTCAGTGGTCTGTGTGGGAGCAGTTGCGGAAAGATATGGGTTGTTAGCGAAATGGGTATCCGTTGAACCACATGACTGCGCTGTGGCGTTCTCCGCTGGTGACGGGTGTTATTCTGTGTTCCATGAAGCTCGGGAATATGGCTATTGATCCTCGTTCTGCGTCGTTAAAGCAATGAAGTTGGTCGTAGCAGCGGATTTGAAGTTCTCCGCCTTCGTAGTCCGATGAATGAGAAAGATTCACTGTTGCTGAAAGTTTACGCACGGTTCCCTGGAGTTCTGGGAATGGGGTCACATTCAAAGGGATTGGATTTGGGACTTGGTGAGAGGGTAAAAGGCGACGGGCAGCATGATTGTCGGAGTGACCGTCGATATGCCAGTCGTAGTGGCCGTCTACGCCGTAGCGTGTGTATTGAAGAGCTTCTGGTTTATGTAAGTCGAACGACCAGCCTGATTCTTTGTTTGCTTGCCGAATCCAGGCTGCGATTAGATCGTTTAGTTTTTCGTTATAGATCCAAGAAATTTGGGATTTCCGATGTTCTGCGGAGTCTCCGAAATGGATTCCTTCGATTTGTTGCTCCATCGCAGCGGCGTGTTGAATCTCGTCGCACTGCTGTGGGGTTAGCGCCTCTGGAATCCACCAATAGTGGTTGGTGAGCATGTCAAGTAGATTAGCAGAGCTAAAGCAGGAAGCTGAATGGAGAAAATGTGCCCGAGATGAGAAACATTTTTTACAGAACTATTGGCACATTGCTCACCCTGCTCATGGTCGTATTCTTTTTGCTTTACGTGAAGCTCAAGCGGAAGCTATCGACCATTGGGCGGAGAATAGATATTCACTTACCTTAAAGGCCCGTCAGATTGGGTGGAGCACACTTGTAGCTGCTCACCAGTTTTGGCTGGCGTTTTTTCATCCAGATCAGAACATTATTGATTTAAGTCGTACAGAACGAGAAGCTGTGCTGTTGTTGCGTAAAACAAAGTACGGGTTCCAGCATTTACCGAAATGGATGATTGAACGTGGACCTAAGTCTTTGGTTGAGCATCAGCAACGGATGGGATTTGACAACGGAAGCCAGATTACGTCGATGCCTTCTGCTTCAGATCCTGCCCGTGGTGAATCAGCGACACTTATTGTCGTTGACGAATGGGCTTTCCTGCCAAACGCAGAAGAAGCATGGGCGTCTATAGAACCTGTTGCGGACGTGGGGGGCCGCATTATTGGGCTTTCTACTGCTAATGGTTCAGGGAACTTTTATCACCAGTTGTGGGTTGGGGCTACTACAGGGTCAAACAAGTTTGAGCCTATGTTTTATCCGTGGTCTGCTACTGAGGATAGGGGTGAGTCGTGGTACATGGAGAAAGTGGAGTCCATGTTGCCTTGGCAACTTGCACAGGAGTATCCGACTACGCCTGAAGAGGCGTTCGTTAAGTCGGGTAATCCTGTGTTTGATTTAGATATTCTTGATGAAATGGAACGAAATGTGATCCATGGGGAAACTGGGTATTTGTTTAAAGGACCTGGGGTTTTGGAGTTTCGTTCACGATGAGTTTAGAAGTTTGGGAACAACCAGAGTCTCGTAATGCTTATGTGATGGGTGTTGATACTGCTGAGGGTTTAGGACACGGTGATTACAGCGTTATTCAGGTTCTGAATGTTCGTTCTGGTGAACAGGTCGCTATTTGGCACGGTCACATCGCTCCAGATTTGTTAGCGGATGAGGTTGATAGTTTGGGGCGCTGGTTTAATAAGGCTTTGTGTTGTGTTGAGTCAAATAACCATGGGCTTACAACTATTACTGAGTTGCGTCACTTGGGGTACCCGAACTTGTTTAGGAAACGCCAATTAAACAGTGTGAACAATCGAATTGGTCAAGAGTACGGTTGGAAGACTACTCGTACGTCGAAGCCTTTGATGATTGACGATTTGAGTTCTGCGTTGAGAAACGAAGAGCTAATTATTCGTGATCGCCACACGTTGGCTGAGTTGCGAACTTTTGTGCGAAACGATAGGGGTGGTATGGGGGGTTCCCCATATGATGACCGTGTTATGGCTTTAGCGTTAGCTAATCAAATGAGAAAGTATGCTTACGAACCAGAGTATGCGCCTGAAGTTAATGATTATTGGACTGTGGACTGGTTTGCTCGTTTAGCGATAGGGGAGCCTGAAGGTCCAAGCATGAGGATAGGTGCTAGCACTATTCGTGGGACACGCTAACCTTTCTATAGACATGTCAATTTTGGAGGAAACCTTTAATGGCTTCTAAATTTGTTTCCCATACGAATGGGACTCGTAGTGTAGATGGCAAAGGCGACGGCGCTAATGCCAAAATGGAACGTGGCGGATCTGTTTCTGCTAACCCGATTTGGGAACCTGGTGGTGCTCAATCACCGAAACAGCGCATGACTGCAGGTAGGTATGCAGGCATGACTGGTGATTATGGTCAAGTTTCTGAGCGGATGACGCCAAAGAACCAGCACGGTACAACTGGCAAAGTTGAACCAGCGGCAACACAACCAAACTTCCGCGGTTCTGAAGCTGGCTAACATATGGCTGTCCTCCCAGATGAGGCCAGCTTTGAAGAGTTCACTGCGTACGTTTTAGAACGACGGGGCCAAGTCCCTCTCGCAGAGCTTAAAGAACTCTACGAACGCCGATTGCGCCTAAAGTCAATCACTGTTTCCACGGGGCAAGGGTATCAATCAACCCTTCCCCGTGAAGAACAGGGCTTAACTAATCGTGAACGTGAAGCCAAGGTGTTCGCAGAAGCGAAGTCTCAAGGACGTAACATAGAGAAACTTCCACAGAAAGCTCAGTTTTAATGGCTAAGAAGTCTCGTCAAGAACTCTTGTCTGAATATGTAGATCATGTTGAAAAGTGTTCAAGATGGCGTGACCAGCAAGGTTACGAATACACTTGGCGTCGTCTAATTGACTTGTACAGAGGTAAACACTGGCCTTCAACAACTTCTAATGAGCAAGACCTTATAGCTGTCAATTTAGCGTTTTCGACGGTCAATGTTATAGCTCCAAGCGTTGCAGTGAACTACCCGAAAATTGTTGTTCAAGCAACCAAAGAAGAAAATGTTGACAGAGCAGTATTTGTTGAAGCAATTATCAATTACATGTGGAAACATCACGACTTCCGTGATCCTTTCCGTAACGCAGTCAAAGACTTTCTCATATTCGGTCATGGCTGGTTAAAAGTAGGTTGGAAGTTCTTAGAGCAGCCACAACTGGTTAGCGAAATAGAACGAGAATCTCTTATAGACCAAGCTTTTACGGAAGTAGCTGACTTCGCAGCAACTAGCCCTGAGCTAGCTGCGGACCTTCCCACAGACGAAGATATTTACGCAAATATCCCTCAAACAATTATGAGGGTTGTGGAAGATCAACCGTTTGTGGAAAGGATCTCTCCCTTCGATGTTTACGTTGATCCACAAGCAACAACGCTTGAAGAAGCATCATGGATTGCTCAACGTCTTGTAAGACCTCTCGAAGAAGCCAAAAACGATAACCGTTATAAGCCTTCTGCGAGGAAACGGTTATCAAACAACTACGTTCCAGACGTAGACAAAGAAGAAATAAATGACAAAGCCCAATATCTTCCAGAACAGGTAGTTATTTGGGAATACTACGACATGAAAGCAAACACGCTTTCTGTCTACGCAGACGGAGCCGACGAATTTCTGATTGACCCTGTAGCAATGCCATACGCTTACGGTCAACCGTTTGTAATGGTCAGAAACTACGACGTTCCAGACCAGTTCTACCCAATAGGAGATTTAGAAAGTATCGAAAGTCTCCAGTTGGAACTCGATAAAACTCGTTCCCAGTTGATGAACGACAGGAAACGATACGCACGCAAATGGTTGTACCATGAGCGTTCGTTCGGACCTGAAGGCCGAGAAGCTCTCGAATCAGAAGACGACGGGCGAATGGTTCCTGTTGTGGACGAAAACAAACCACTATCAGAAGTGGTTGTTCCGATGCCTCAAATACCGATGAGTGCCGATATGTACAACTATTCGGCAATTATCGAAGATGACATAAACACGGTTTCAGGTATTTCTGAGTATGCACGGGGCGCAATGCCCGAAATACGGCGTACTGCTACAGAAGCAAGCATTATCGCTGACGCTCAGAATGCTAGGGCTGCAGACAAATTAGCCATTGTAGAAATATCTATTTCTCAAGTAGCTAGGCGAGTCATACAACTGATGCAACAGTTTATGACGGGGGACCAAATAGCTAGAGTCACGAGTGTTGGTGGCGAAGATATGTTCGTCAACTACACCCGAGATGATATTACTGGGGAATACGATTTCTCTGTTCAGGCTGGTTCTACGCAACCTATGAACGATACGATTCGCAAGCAGCAAGCTATTTCGCTTATGAATGCTGTTGCTCCGCTTGTTGGTACTGTTATTGACCCTGCTGCTTTAGCAATGCACGTATTAGAGAACGGTTTTGGTATCAAAGACCCAGCGAAGTTTATTATGCAAGCGCAACCAGCGCCACAAGAAACAGAAGAAGCCCCTGGCGAAGAACAAATGGTCCCTCCACCGCCAGACTTAGGTGGCGCACCTGTGCCAGAAGGCCAAGCTGGGGCGTTTGCGCCCACTGGTGGAGTGCCTCCAGAGCTTCTTTTGCAACTTCAAAACCAGATGGGGCTTGAACTTCCCTCACTGTAGTGGGACACTCCTCTATAGTTATTAGGAACAATCTCGCAGAGAACTCCTAGGAGGGGCTAGTGCCCGAAGAAAATGAAGTTGATATGGAATCCGTTTATGCGGAAGACCCTGATTCATTCATAAATGAAGTTCCACAGGAACCTGGCGAAATGTACACCATCAAAGTTGACGGTGTAGAGGAGCAGGTCACCCTTGAAGAACTCCAAAACGGCTATCAGAGGCATTCGGATTATACCCGAAAGACTCAAGAGGTAGCTGCTGAACGTGAGCGATTGCGTCAGGCTGAACAAATAGTGTCTGCTTTGGAAAGTAATCCAGAGGAGACACTTAGAACTTTGGCTCAATCTTTCGAGTTAGAGCTTGGAGGACAATCTTCTTCCAGTGACGAATACAGTAACTGGGATGATGAAGACCCTACACAGCAAAAGATTGCAGCTTTGGAGAGAAGACTTGAACAGTCTGAAGCGAAGCAACGTCAGGAAGCCATAGAGCGACAAGTATCGGAGCTACAGGAAACATACGGAGAATTCGATAGCCGTGAATTGATGAACCATGCGTTAAAGCACAAGATTCCAAATCTTGAAGCTGCTTATACGCATTGGAGATTCAATGAGGTTAAAAGTACTGCTGACAAACTATCTAAGGAACAAGAAATTGTTGCTAAGAAACGGGAAGCAGCGGTAGTCGAACCAGGTGGGTCAACCCAAACGGGAACCGATGCCAAGCCAACGTCACGTCCTTCTAGTATCCGAGAAGCATTCGCTCAGGCAAAGGAACAATTAAGCACTTAACCTTTTAGGAGCAAATTAAAATGGCTGGAAACGCCAATTTCGATCAAATATTGAGCACCACGCTCAATAACTATATTCCTAAGTTGCAGGATAATATTTTCAGTGCTCGTCCACTTTTCTATGCGTTGACCAATGGTTCAACCATGAGAACAGTGTCTGGCGGAGCTAAAATTGTTGTCCCGTTGATTTATGGAACAAACTCAACCGCTGGTTCGTACGCTGGAACTGACACTATTGACATTGCTGCTCAAGACGGCATTTCAGCAGCCGAGTATGACTGGAAACAGTATGCGGCTACTGTAACGATCAGTGGTATAGAAGAAGCCAAGAACAATGGTGAGGCTCAAATAATTGACCTGCTGGAAGGCAAGATTTTCCAGACACAGGAAACAATTATTGAGAACCTCAACAAAATGTTCTATGAAGATGGTCAAGGCAACAGCCAAAAAGACATGCACGGCCTCAACGAACTCGTTGGGACAGGCATGACTGTTGGCGGCATTGATGCAACGGCGGCTGATAACTCATGGTGGCGTTCACAGCTAACCGATGAGGGCGGAGCGTTGACAACAGCTTCAATGGCTACTGTTTACAACAACTGCTCAGTAGGTAATGACCAGCCCACGATTATGATTGCATCGCAAGCTGTTTATGAAGCCTATGAAGCAAGTTTGACAGCAAATATTCGGTACACCGATACCGATATGGCAGATGCAGGGTTCCAGAACCTTATGTTCAAGGGTGCTCCAGTGACGTTTGATAACCAACCAAACCACTTGGATGGCAAGATCTTCTTCTTGAACACTAAGTATCTCCAACTTGTACGTCATTCGGATGTTTGGTTTAAGGCCACTCCGTTTGTACGTCCAAACAACTTGGATGCTGTGTACTCACAGATCCTCTGTTACGGCAACCTTACGACGAGCAACCGTTCTCGTCAGGGTATGCTTTACGGCATCACCTGATAGCCGTATAAACATGGAGGGGTGGGGGCTTTGGTCCCTGCCCCTCCCAAAAGTTCTGAGGATTCATGGGTAGAGAAATACAAATCGCTTACGGACAAAACACTCGACTTTACGGGACTCCTCCTGCGGAGGGTCACCGTCAAGAAATACCTCGTTCCGATTATTTCGGAAAAAGAAATGTTCGTCCCTTGAATCACGACATGGAAACCTGGGAAACAGTTAAAAACCAGTGCGTAGCTACCACCAAGAGCGGTGCTCAGTGCAAAGCTCGTCCTGCTGAGGGAGAAAGTCTTTGTACTTTCCATAAGGAGTAGGCGTGAACATTGAGGACATGAGGTCATACATTCGATCTGTTGTCGAAATTGACAGCAGCGATATTTCGGATGTGACTTTAAACCGTTTCCTTGGTGAAGGCTACGACCAAGTTGTTTACAGCGAGAAACGCTGGCCTTGGTATGAAACAGAAACAACATTTACGACAGTTGCAGGGACTAAGGATTACACGTTAGCCACTGTTGGGGCTAGCGTGCAGAACACTGCTGCTCCTCCTGCCTATGTGGGGTTGAAAGAAATTCAGGCTTTGCGAACTGACGACGAAATTCTTCAGTTGTTAGGTCGAGATGAAGCAGACGCAATGTATCCGCTGAGTACGACAACTAGCGGTACGCCTTCTTATTGGAGTTATTGGGCTGACACAATACGGATGTACCCAACTCCTCCAGGTGGGGAAACTATTTATGTGCGTGGGTACAAAAACCCTACGCACTTTGGGGTGAATACCGTTGATGGGCTTAGTCCTGTTGATTTCCCTGAACCGTTTCATGTTGTTATAGCCACATATGGGATTAGTCGTGCATACGACCAGCAAGAAGATCCTGAAATGGCTGTTACCTATTTCAATACGTTTATCAGGGAACTTGATAATCTTCGAGCTAGATATCTTGATGCTCCTGCTCCGCAACCAATGATAATGAACTCACGTTCTTCTTCACGTTGGGTGCGAAACAGTTACTTACCTAACCGTCTTCGGTATTCCTGGGAGTAATAAGTGGCACGTCCTGGGTTTAAGCTGGAAATGCTTCAAGATTTTAGTGGTGGTTTGAACTTGCGTTCTGACCAGTTCAATCTTGCTCCTTCGGAGAGTCCTGCGATGTTGAATGTTGATGTGGACCCTCGGGGTGGCATCAAAATGCGTCTTGGTGTAAACGTGCGTAACGGAACAGCGTTGAATCAAGATGTTACTGGGTTGGCACAGTTCACTCCCGATGGGGGTACGTCCCGAGTTATTTGTTCGCATGGCACTACTGTCGCTGAGTCTGCTACAGGTGATTTCACTGCGCTTTCGGGAGTGTCGGTAACAAACGGTGATCGTTTGTACGGGCAAACAACTAACAACAAGTTTTATGGAGTTTCGGGAGATGCTGCGTCGTTTGTTTACGATGGAACAACTGCTTCAAACCTTGCGTCGAATATCAACGGTTCAGCAGGAAATTACCCTATAGCTAAATACACCTGTCATTGGAATAACTTTGCTTGGGTTGGTCACACTAAAGAAGGTGGCACTGAATACTCGAACCGTATTCGGTGGTCCAAAATTGATGACCCAGAAACATGGTTTGACTATGACTACATTGACGTAAACGTAGGTGAACGAGGGGACGAAGTGTCTGCTCTTTTGCCATTTGCTGACCGATTGCTGGTCTTTAAGACCAACAGCATTCACGCTTTGTACGGCAACACTGGTCAATCGTTCCAGATGGTCCCGTTGACTCAAGATGTTGGTTCGATTTCAATGTCATCCCCAGTTTCTACCCCGTATGGGGTGTTCTTCTGGTACGACCGTCAAGGCGTATGGATGTACAACGGGCAACAGTTTGTTTGGGTGTTTGAGAAACTTATGCCAGCCATTGACGATGGCAGGTTACAGTTCAACAGCCCACCGCAGCTTGCTTGGTTTAAGAATCGTTTATATGTTGCTGTTGACTGGGATGAGACAAGTGGTGGTAACGCTAAACGTCGGGTGTTGGTTTATGATCCGACGTTAGGCAACAACGGTGCTTGGACGATGACTGACATTGATGCAAATGTTTTGTTGACGTTTGCTCCGCCGAACGCTCCGCAAGCGCTTTTGGGAGGATGTGAAGAAAACACAGGTCGTGTTATTCATTTAGAACAGAATTTAGAAGCAGATTACTATGGTTCTGCTTCTTCTCATATAGATAGTTCATACACATCGAGTTGGCTTGTGGGTGGCAACCCGATTGTTAGAAAGCGGTGGGGAAAACCTCGTTTTGTTGTGAGTTCAGACAATACGGTTGCTTTGACAGCAAAGTTGTATGTCGATTACAACAGTTCTGATTACACGAAACAAATGCCTTTTGGTGTTCAAACAGAAGCATCCACAGGAGGCAGTTGGAATACGAGCACATGGGCAGCTACTCCACCAGCGGCTGGCGCTGTTACATGGGCTGGAGAACCAAACACTAGCGTCACAAACATTGAACGCCTACCAACACTTGGGACAGCCAAAGCTATACAAGTGAAGATTGATGGTCCTACTACCAACGATGAGGCTTGGGAAGTGAATGCTATGGCGTTTACATATCTACACAGGAGACTGCGTTAATGGTCGATTTCTCTTATCCGCATAGCGCTACCGCAGGTACGGCTATTGAAGCTTCAAAGCACAACGATAACTGGAATGAAGTAAAGAACTTTATTAATGGAGATGCGGGTAATCCTTCTACTTATCCAGGGTTGTTGAGAGCGGTTAATCCTAGTGCTACGGGGACGTTGACTGCTACGGGAACTGTTTCTCTTGGAGCAACAGACCATCTGTATCTGAACAGCACGCAACATAGCGTTATTGGTTTGAGTACTGGTACTGATATCAATGCTCAGACTGCTGGAAGTTTCTTAAAAGACTTAAACTATCGAGCAAACTTTGTAAGTTCTGCCGCTCCAGGCGGTGTTGCTGGTCCTGGCAATAACGTCCACTGGCTTTCTATGGGGTCAGACGTAACTTCTGGCGCAGATGCAGGAAACTATTTGTCTGAGAGTCACCGTTATTCAGTGTACTCTCGTCGTGCTGGCGACGGATGGAGTCCTGGCGGCGGCGCTGCACATCCAGGCCGTCCTTCTTCTGAATATCGTCTAGTTATCAACGGCTCAATGGCAATCCGTGGAGACATTATTGGTTATTCAGCTTTCAACGAAAGCGTGCCTGGGACTTCAAGTGATTATTTAGAAGGTGAAGGTACTCGTATTAATTGCCAGTGGTTGAATGTCGCAGCGAATGTTGACGTAAATGGCTACATCAGGGTGATGACCAAATACGATCATGCTCGTTTGTTTATGGGCAATGATTACAACCAGCCTGGTGAGGATTGGTTGGAATGGAACGACAATATTCATTCAAGTCAACCTGGGTTTGGGTTTCACGTAAATGGTTCTTCTTCTGTAAATGAAAGCGGTCGTATTCTTTCCATCTCGAAAGATGGGAGCAACTATGTAGATGTTCGTGCTCCTGTCCAAACCAACATTGGTAATTCAACTACTGCTGGTTGGCCGACGATCTCAGGAACCACAGCAAATATTGATACAAGCACTCAACGCCTTGGAGTTGCTTCTTCTTCTATTCGTTTCAAAGAAGATGTAGAAGATTTAGGAACAGAAGAGAACTGGGACAAACTGCGTTCGTTGAAGCCACGCACGTTCCGTTGGAACCGTGAAGTAGCTGATCGCTCTAGCTTGGATTATGAAACTCAGATCCCAGAGCCAGGGTTTATCGCTGAAGAAGTTCACGAAGTGGCACCTGATATGACGTTGTATGACGCTGAAGGTGACCCGATTGTGTATCGAGAGAAGTCGATGCTTGCGATGCTAGTTAAAGCAG